CTTTGTGATTGTGATAACACCATCACTTAGGTCGTAAAGCTCACCCGGTATCTGGCGCATGTCCTTATCTGGACTGCAGATGATGTGACCCTTCTCCCTTGTTGCGTAAATACCAAGTGCATCGTCTGCTTCAAGCTGAGGCATTACAACGACGTGGTACTCTTCCTTGAGTTTGTTGATGACCCTCTTGTAACCACACGGTTTCTTTCTGTTTCGATGTCCTTTATACTCTGAGTCAATAGACTTACGAAAGTTGACAGAATCAGAAAAGAACAGAATAGAATCATCAAAGCATCCGAGATCGGAGGCGATGTTGTTGAGTTCTCGTTCAACGTACTCATAGGCCTCGTTGAACTTTGAGGTGACGACGATGAGGTCGTCCCCAAAATCAATTTCGGTTTCGCTTGCAGCACAGCATTTGTAGACAATGAAATCAGCATCAATAAGTAAGCTCATTTACCTTGCCCGTGCCGCAGTTTTCTGTTTTTCTTCGCAAGCGAACGTTTACCGTTTCCTTGATGTGTATGTTTGAACTTGGCTCGTGATTGAAACTCAACACGACCAAGTGATGTCTTTGATTTGGTGGCCATAGTTAATGTACTTCGCTCCAATCCATCCCTGACTTTGCATCGGCATCAATTGGAACTTTTAGGTTGTAATACTCCCCAGCGTGAGCTGCTGCCCACAGGAGTGCAAACTTAAGGTCTTCTATATTTGACGGTGTAGTCTCAAACTGCAGTTCGTCATGAACGAATGCAAGTTGGTGAGCCTTTATGTCGGCTCGAATGATTGCTTCATGGGTTAGGACCATCCACCGTTTGGCGATGACACCTGCTCCACTCTGCAATAAATAGTTCAGTGCTTTATGCCCCGAGTCAACGCTGATATGCCTACCGTCGATGCTCCTGATGTAACCTCGATCAGCAGCTTTCTTGGTAGCTTCCACAAGCTTCCGAAGACCAGGGATAGCATCCATGTAAGCTTGCCGAATCTCTTTGCCTTTTGCTTTTGCCTTGTCCGGGGAAAGGCTTTGGTCATAACTCTCACCTATGCGCTGATCTCCAGCGCCATAAAGAAATGCATAAGTTACTGTCTTGACTAATCGTCTCGATATGCCTATCTTGTTAGCATTCTCCTGATGGATATCACCATTGAGAAGCACATCTCCGTATCGCCCACCGTCCCAACGTGCAAGATAGTGGGCTAGCATCCGTAGTTCGATTCCTGCTAGGTCAGCACCAACCATTACATGACCTGGAGTTGCACGAAACAACTTCCTGAACTCATGTTCAGCTGGGACTTGACCTAAGTTTGGCTTGCGATGCGCACATCTATGTGTGTTAGTCGCAACAGAGCAGTGATGATGTATCCTGTTATCACGGACTAACTTGAGCCACGCATTCACACCCTCAGTCAACATCCCGATTTGCTTGGTCAATTCCAAGCACCGGAAGAACTGAAGTGCAATCTCGGATCCAATGTCCTTCAGGACAATTTCATCGACGACAGGCTTACCCTTGTCAGTCATTTCTGCAGGCTTCCACCCATAGAACTTCTGCAGGATGTAGGCGATATGGTCACGACTGGTTGGGTTGAACTCAGTCAGTCGAGTGAAAGAAGCTCCTGTGAAGTAGCACTGTGTTTTGTTAGGTCGTCTAGGAGTAAACTCCTTTCCGAAGACAAGAGGATGCCTGTCGCGTAGTACCTTTTTAAGTGACTCAAGCTCTCTTCGGAGAGTTGACTCAAGTTCCCATGCAGCAGCCTCATCAAAATACCATCCATGTAATTCTTGTTCGGTCAAAATCTGAGCAGCCCTGTGCTCTAACTTCACCCAGTCAGGTATTTGTGGAAGTGTTTCCAAAGTTTTCTGGTGACGTTGACATCTTGCAGCATGTAGTCCTGCATCTCTTGTGACCACTCTTTCCAGTCAGTGGTCTTTCCAAAGCATCCTTTGTATTCACCCAATCGGTAGCCATAGGCTTCCAACGAGTGCCGACCCCACAGCTGAAGTGGCATTTGATTCCACTTTCGCTTCTGATCTGTTTTGAGGATGTCTGCGTGATATAACCGACTAAGAAGTAGTGTGTCTACAACCTCTCCCCTTGGTTCAAACCATGGGAAGAGTTTTTTAATGACTGGCAGGTCGTAGCCAATGATGTTGTGACCGATAATCCGATCAGCATCTTCAAGTCTCTGTATTGCCTTCGTAACTGGTTCTTTATCACCTTGGTCGTTGTATGCCAAGGTTTGGTCAGTCTCCTGATCGTAGATACCAATACAGTGGACACAGGTAACATCATTGTAAAGACCGTCAGTTTCAATGTCAAAGATAAGCGTCATTCCAATGCCTGATGACCCCGGCTACAATGAAGGCGTTTGTAACTGCGATCATCCATTCAAGTACGTTGAGTCGTTGTAATAGTGTTCTGCCAGACATAGGTCTTATCAATAAACTGCGCCTTTGCCACTGCTTCTGGGCTCGGAGCATTGGGTCGCTTGAGTTCAGAAATCACTGGTTGGATCGAACTCTTCTTCTGCTTCAGTTTCATAAAATCTACAGGTGGATAGGTCATAACTCAGTCGGCACGCGACGCCAACTTCACCGGAATAACGGTTCTTTAATACTCTGACTGTTGTATCACTCCCACCAGATGCACTCTGCTGATCCCTTTCTAGCCCGACCACGGCGTCGCTTAGTTGAGCTATTGAAGCGCTTCCGCGTAATTGTCCAAGTGTCACTCGTGCGCCCTCTTCATGGTTTTTGTCCTGAGTTGTACGCCGCAGATGCGACACAAGGAACATTGCTATACCAGTCCGTTCAACAAGACTCCGTAGCCTTGTCATCGTGACATCCAGCATTCGTCTTTCATCTCCATCTAGACCGCTAAGCAAAATACTGAGGTGGTCTAAGAAGATCACACGAGTATCTAGCCCGCAAGCAAGATATTCAATTCGGTTGTAGACAATATCGGGGTCGAAAGAACCGAAGCCGTCAAAAAGAAAAAGATTCCAGTTAGCAAGAGTAGCGTTATACGCTTCGGTGAGGGTAGATCGTTCATGTTCTCCAATGTGAAGGGACTTGCCAACTGCTGATGACATCAACCCGAGAGCTGTACGTCGATTCGATTCCTCTAATGCGATGTAGCCAACACGCTCTCCTTTTTTTAGAAGTGATGTGGCTAGCTCTCTACAAAAAGACGATTTCCCGACACCTGACCCAGCGGTCACGCACACCAATTCGCCCAGACGAATCCCACGAAGCTTCTTTTGTAAACCTTCAAACGGGTAGTCATGCTCCGATGGTGGAAGCGGAGTTGTGACAAGATTGATCAGGGTTTTGCCATCAACGATCCCATCTGGACGGTAAGGCTTTGCATCCCAAATAGCGCGACGAATCGCTTCAGGGTCATTGGCAGCGAGGGCATCTGACGCATCTTTGTAATCACCTTGGAGCGATGCAATCTTGCATTTGCCAGGTGGTAATACGCTTGCTGCTTCCTCCGTCGCCTTACGGCCTGCCTCGTCATTGTCGAAGAACAGGACAATCTCCTCATAACCCTGCAACCATTCGAGATTCCGTTGAATCGACTTTCTGGCCGCAGCGGCACCGCCAGGAAGAGAAACCATCGGCCACCCCGACATAACTTCCTGACATGACGCTGCATCGAGCTCTCCTTCAGTGACAACGACTCGTTTTCCAGTGGCGGGAAACAAGTGTTGCCCAAAGAAGGTTCCAGGTACTTCCCCCTCATAGCTGAATACTTTATTCTTGGTCTTTACTTTGCAGCCTTTAAGGATTCCAGAGCTGTCGAAATAATGGAAGCGTAGAACGTCCCCATCTCGGTAGATCTTGTACTGTTGGCAGACCTTTTCGGAGATCCCACGCTTGGGCAGGCGTTCTGCTGTTCCTTTGAGTTGGACATTGGTTGACATGCGATGATTGTGAACAACCTCTTCGGTATGGCCGTAGGTTTGGCAGGCAAAACAGAAAGTGTGGCCATCTGAGTACAAGCTGTTTGCATCAGATGACCCACACGTTTCACATGGCAAGTGCCTGACGAACTCGCTTTCGGATGTCTGCAAACTCTCGTGCTTGTGCATCGTGATACTCAAACCATTCGTCGATGGCCATGAACAATCCCTGGATCAGGTTCTTCGTTGTCTCGGGGTTTTCTGCGTCAACATCTGCAAAGTATTCAGCAAAGCCTTCTTTGTAGAATTCGGGAGTCCCGTAGGTGGCGTAGTTCATTTCTGTTGGTGGAAGGTGTTGATCAGATCTTCGTACCCATCCAGTGCATCCTCGAAACCTTCGATGATGTCGTTCGATGACGAGTGTTTATCCAGTGCCATGATCAGATTCATGGCCAGATCTTTGATCAGTTCTAGGTCAGCCATTCAATAGGGATTGAGTGATAGGCACAATGTTGAAACCCATTCTTTTCGCACCACATGGCGTAGGTGGTCTTTGAACGTTTTTCAATCTTGTTATGAGGCGCCTGAAAGACCATCCGAATATCGAGATCCGGGTTCGCTTTCTTAACTGCAAGCATCTTGCGGCGATCCTCAGGAGTAAAGTGACCCTTGGTTTCTAGATAGACACCATTGGGCAACAGAAAGTCAGGCGTGTAGTTACACTGAAGAATATAAGGAACCTTAGTAGATTCATATTCAAACTTCACGCCCAGGTTGTTGAGAAGATCAGCGACCTGCCTCTCAAGACCAGAGCGATAGTTCATCAGAAGTCTTCGTCTTCGACAGTGCTG